ATGGAAATCTTCGACTACGACAACGTCCTGCTGCTGCCGCGCAAATGCCGCGTGGAGAGCCGATCCGAGTGCGACGCCAGCGTCACCCTCGGGCAGCGCAGCTTCCGCCTGCCGGTGGTGCCGGCGAACATGAAGACGGTGGTGGACGAGAAGATCTGCCGCTGGCTCGCCAGCAACGGCTACTTCTACGTCATGCACCGCTTCGACCTCGACAACGTGCAGTTCGTGCGCGACATGCATGGTGCCGGCTGCTTCGCCTCCATCTCGCTGGGCGTGAAGCAGCCCGACTACGACACGGTGGACCGGCTCGTGGCGGAAGGCCTCTGCCCCGAATACATCACCATCGACATCGCCCACGGCCATGCCGACACGGTGAAGGCCATGATCGCCTACCTCAAGCAGCACCTGCCGCAGGCCTTCATCATCGCCGGCAACGTGGCCACGCCGGAGGCCATCATCGACCTGGAGAACTGGGGCGCGGACGCGACCAAGGTGGGCGTGGGTCCGGGCAAGGTGTGCATCACCAAGCTCAAGACCGGCTTCGGCACCGGCGGCTGGCAGCTCTCCGCGCTCAAGTGGTGCGCCCGCGTGGCCACCAAGCCCATCATCGCCGACGGCGGCATCCGCAGCCACGGTGACATCGCCAAGAGCATCCGCTTCGGCGCCACCATGGTCATGATCGGCTCGCTCTTCGCCGGCCACGAGGAATCGCCCGGCAAGACCGTGGAAGTGGATGGCGAGCAGTTCAAGGAATACTACGGCTCCGCCAGCGACTTCAACAAGGGCGAGTACAAGCACGTGGAAGGCAAGCGCATCCTCGAGCCCATCAAGGGCAAGCTGGCGGACACGCTGGTGGAGATGGAACAGGACGTGCAGAGTTCGATCAGCTACTCCGGCGGCACGAAGCTGATGGACGTGCGCAAGGTCAACTACGTGATCCTGGGCGGCGACAACGCCGGCGAACACCTGCTGATGTGAGGTGCTGAAAAATTTTTTGTGCGGCTTCTTGCAGACCGGCAAAAAAGTAGTGCATAATTCGAGGCTCTGCAGCGCTGCAGACACGGTTTCAAAGGTTACTGTGGGTTCTTAGCTCAGTTGGTAGAGCAGCGGACTCTTAATCCGTAGGTCGAGTGTTCGAGTCACTCAGGACCCACCACCACACAGCCGCAAGGCTACTAAAGCCGGTGCTATCGAAAAGGTAGCGCCGGCTTTTTTCATTCGGGCTCGAATGTGACGTTTTATGAGACGCGTCTCATATACAGTGGTCGGAAGTCTGCTCAAGGCCTACGTAACTCTGCACGCCGGGCACGTTCATATTGATCCTCAAGCCACAGGCGTATCCCGCCGAGAACTTGCTCTGCCAGCTCTTCCGAGGGAGCACAGAGCCAGGTCTGCCGCCAGCGGCGCAGATAGCCGTCGTCCCATTCGAGGCCGACCAGAAGAAACGCCCCATCGTCCCGCCGCTTGGACATTGACGCGTCCGCCAGGGTGGGAAGAACCGTCCCAGGCTCTCCGGATGAGGGGTGAAGATTCACGCTCCATCGTCGCCCCTCCCCTTCCGAGCTGACGATCAGGCCGAACCTCATCCGCGGGCGAATCAGATGGACGGGGAGGAAGACGCCGGCGTAGCGAAGACGCAACACAGCCGCAGGAAGTCCGATCGCCTTTCGGTGAGCGACATCCGCCGAGCTGCCCGGGGCGGCACCTGAGCTGCGCCAGATCCCTGGTAATTGAGAGTTCGAGGGGGCGAACTGTATGTACATACAGTACATGATGCCCCGAAACCTCGCCAGCGAGATCAAAACCTCGTCAAATTCCGCCATCCGGAAGGGGTCATAAATCGCCCGCGAGGCCGCACCGGGCCTCGCGCTGCCCCAGGTCGGCAGGGTCGGCAAAAGAGGTCCATTTAGCGGGCAGGCGCGGCGGGGTCTCGACTGCGCGCTCGGACACGGCGGCGGCCACCCGGATACCCCTAGGGGAGGGGTGGCAAGGGGGCAGGAAGGGGACGGGCGAGACCAGGAAGGGGCCGAGACTGGAGCGGCCAGGGGTCGGACACCCTCGCGGGCTGCAGGCCCTCCACGGCCCGTCAATGAAAAGGCCGCCCGAGGGCGGCCGAGGTGCGGCTGCGACGCTGGTCCGGGATCAGCCTGCGGGCGCCGGGCCGCCGTCGCCCGCCAGGGCGGGCACGACATAGGGCCGGAAGCGCATCAGCTCGTCCCCCATCCAGTCGTTGAGCGCTCGGAAGGTTGCCTGCAGTGGCTCTACCTCGTTGCGCGCGAACACCTGGGCAGCGGGAAGGATCGCGCCGAACCCTCCGGTGTTGCTCGGCACGATGCCCATGAGCTGAGGCGGGATGCGGTGCGCCGCGAGCACGTCGTCGCGGCTGACGTTCTTGATGTTCAGGAAATCATCCTTGGCCGTGATTTCGCCCACTGGGATGATCTTCAAGCCGTCCGGCTTCCCGTTCGGGGCGTAGAGGAACAGATTGCGGAAATTTCCGGGTCCCTTACTGTTGCGAAGCGCCTCGCGGATGTCGTCGATGTCCTGGTGCTGGTGGGCCGCGTCGGTGATGTACATGATGAATCCCGCGTGGGACCCGTTGTTGTAGTAGCGGCGGCGAAAGAGGGTCGCGCTTTCGTTGAGCAGCGCGGACTGCATCGTGGCGAGGTACTGCGGCAGCCCGTACACCTCCTGGTTGATGTCGGCCTCCATCAGGTGGAACACGCTGCCCGGTTTGAACTCGTGTTCCTGGGACCAGCCGCGCACGAAGTAGTAGCTCTCCAGGTCCGCACCGCGGCGCGTGAACTTCGAGAGCGCGTGCCGCAGGCCCAGGTCGCGGCCAAGCATGTTCGGCGAGCGTTCGAGGTAGGCATTCCCGAAGATCAGGAAGTCGAGGGCGAAGCGCTTGAACGTCTCCCGCGACAGGAGCCGGTGCGGCTCAAATGTGCTGGTCAAAATGGCGGCCTTGAAGCGCAGAGCGGACTCATGGTGGGTGCTTGAGCGGAACGCGCGTGCGAGGCCGTCCCAGCTCATGGGCGGCTCATACCACTTGCCATTCCGCCAACACTCGATGTAGTCGAGCAGCTCGCGGCCGTCGAGCACGGGTACCGGGTCGCCGAACGTGAAGGCCTCCGCGCGCTGCGATGGGATGACGGCATCGCCGGCATCGGCCGGCGCTTGGGTTGGGATGTCCATTTAGCTGATTTCCATGATGGTGCGGTGGAGGTGCTGGCCGTCGCCGCCGGCGTCGAGCGGCTCGTTATCGAGCGCGTGCATGCAGGCCCAGGCCAAATCCGCATGGCTGATTTCCTCACTGCGGCCGGCGGCGAAAGTGGCGGCCCGACCGCTGGCAGTCAGGACCTTCTTAATCGCCATGAAGGATTGCGCGAGATCCACGGCGCCGGCATCGAACTCAAGGCGTCCCTTGCTGATGACGCTCTTGGCCTTCAGGACGAGCCGGGTTTTCAGCTCGGGGGAATAGTGGTAGCTCCGGGCGCCGGGGTAGAACTTGGTAACGAGCTGGTAAACGCCCTGCCCGATACCCGTCGTGTCGATGCCGATGTGCTGCACGTTGTAGTGCAGCGTGACTTTCCGGATGGCTTCCGCCTGCGCCTCGAAGTCAAGGCCCTTGAACTGCTGGCGATGCAGAACGCGGAATTTGCCGCCTGGTGAACTAGGCGGCGCAAGAACCACCAGCGCGGCGGAATCGCCAGTGTGCGAAGGGTCGTAACCCACCCACACCGGCCGGTGGCCGAAAGGCCGAAGCAGGAATGGCTTGTAGTCGTCCCAGGCGTCCCACGAGTCCACCATGCATTTCTGCAGCTCGGCCAACGGGAACACGCTATAGCTGTCGTCGATGAACCCGCACATGAGCAGGTTCTCGAATTCCTCCGGGCTGTATTCGAGCCGCAGCTCGTCGATGTCGAACAGGTTGCACCCGCCGCGCATCGCGTCGTAGATCGTGACGATCTGGCGCCAGATCTTGTCCTCACCCGTGAAGCCGCCCGCGAGCCTGTCGTGCGAGATGTCGAGCGTGATGCGCTCGCCCTTGGCGCGCTTGCGGTTGAAGCGATCGCCGTTCCACAGTGCGAATGCCGGGTGCTGGATCGAGCTGGGCGTCGAGAAGTAGGTCTTCCGCCAATGCTTGTGCATCGCCATTCCCGAGGCGACCTTGTTCAACTCGTCGAACTTCCGTGTCCAGAAGCATTCATCGAAGTAGAAATTGCCGTGGTAGCCCTGGGCGGTAAGGGCGTTGGTGCCGAGGAAATACAGGTGCGCGCCATTGCTCAACACGATCGGATCGCCGGACAGCTCGACGCCGCACGCCTCTTTCGCGAACGCGATGATGTACTGCTTGAAGATGTGCGCCTGCGCCTTCGATGCGCTCAGAAAAATCTGATTGCGTCCTGTCTCCAGCGCATCGACAAGGGCCTCGCGCGCGAAGTAGTAAGTCGCTCCAATTTGCCGCGACTTGAGAATGAACCTGGTCCGCTGCAGCATGGCCTCGCGCCATGACTGCTGATAGCCGAACAGGCCACCGGCGAAGCAGTCGAGCAAGAGCTGTTGCTCGTTCTCGTCGAAGTGGTTCCGCTCCGGCTTCTTCTTCGCTTTCGTGTTGCGCCGCTCGATCGCCGGATTGAGGTCCGCCTCCTTGCCCGTCTCACCGTACTTCTGCACACGCGCGAGCCGCTCAATCTGCCGGCCGAGAAGGTCAATTTCCTTGAAATCCCCGCCGGTCTTGTTCTCCTTCATGACGAGCTGAACGAGCCGGGTTTCGAGCGCTGCCTCGACGCGCTGGGCTGGCTGCGCCTTGTCCCATTCCTCGGCGTCCTTCCAACCCTGCACGGTGCTGCGCGGCTCGGCGATGTATTCGGCGATGGAGGAAACGCGCCAGCCCTGCCAATAGAGATGCCGGGCCGCCCGGCGCTTGTCCGCGGCCATGCCCTCGGCCGGAGGCACCGAGAAGGCGGGCATCGTGAAGGCGGTCGGAGCATTCATGGGCACCGAGTTTCGGGCGCGAGCCGCGCGCGCGCGAGGGGCGAAATATGCCTTTCGCATGTAGCGCAGGCCGGTACATGGGGCAAGCGTTGAGGCAAAACGCGGGCGGCGAGACGATCGCAGCAACTCCACTTCCGCGACGAAATCGCGACTACCGCAAGGCCTCACACCATGAGCAAAGACACCCCCAAGGAATCGAAATTCTTCCGGGTCGCCACCGAAGGCGCCACCACTGACGGGCGCGTGATCGAGCGCGCATGGATCGTGCAGATGGCCGCCAACTTCGACCCGAAGAAATACGCCGCGCGCGTGTGGGTTGAACACCTGCGCAGCACGCTCCCCGATGGCCCCTTTCGCGCGTTCGGCGATGTCCTGGCGTTGCAGTCGCGTGACGTGGAAGACGGGAAGAAGGCGCTCTTCGCCCAAATCAAGCCGCTTCCCGATCTCGTCAGCATGACCCGCGCGGGACAGAAGCTGTACACGTCCATCGAGGTGAACCCCAAGTTCGCCGACTCGGGCGAGGCCTACCTCGTCGGCCTGGCAGTCACCGACACGCCCGCCAGCCTGGGCACGGAAATGCTCACCTTCGCGCAGCAGCATCCGGAAATGAGCCCGCTCAAGGCGCGCAAGCAACAACCTGAAAACCTCTTCACCGCGGCCCAGCCCACGGACATTGAATTCGAGGGCGAGGACGGCAGCGCCGCCAAATTCTCGGCGGCGATGCAGGCCATCCTCGCGAAATTCTCCGGCAAGGCCCGCAGCGACGACACGCGCTTCGCCGACGTGGTGAAGGGGTTCGAGGAAGTGGCCGAGGTGATGGGCGAGCAGGCCGCGGAACTCGACGCGCAGAAGAAGGCGCACGACAAGCTCGCCAGCGACTTCGCTGCCCTGTCAACCAAGCACGGCGAGCTCGTCGCGAAGCTCGAAAACACCCCCGCCGGCAACCACTCGCAGCGCCCGGCGGCCACGGGTGGCGCCGATCAAGTGCTCGCCGACTGCTGACCAACCAACCCCAAAAACCGGAGAACCCATCCCATGCGCAACGAAACCCGGATGCACTATGAGCGCTACGTGCGCCACCAAGCCATCCTGAACGACGTCAGCGACGCGACCAAGTATTTCAACGTGGCGCCCAGCGTGCAGCAGACGCTCGAAAACAAGCTCCAGGAGTCGAGCGAGTTCCTGAAGTCGATCAACGTCGTGGGCGTCGATGAACTGAAGGGCGAGAAGCTCGGCCTCGGCTTGGCAGGTCCGATCGCAAGCCGCACCGACACCTCGGGTGACAAGCGGCGCAAGACGCGCGACATCGCGACGATGGACGGCCGCGGTTACGAGTGCTTCAAGACCAACTACGACACCCACATCCGCTACGGCACGCTCGATGCCTGGGCCAAGTTCAAAGACTTTCAAACCCGCATCACGAACCTGACGATCGAACGCTGCGCGCTCGATCGCATGATGATCGGCTTCAACGGCCTGCAGGCGGCGGCCGATACGGACCTCACGAAGTTCCCGCTCCTGCAGGACGTGAACATCGGGTGGCTGGAGAAGCTGCGGCAGGAGGCACCCGCGCAGGTGATGAAGGAAGTCGTGCCCAACTCGAAGAAGATCCGCATCGGCGCAGGCGGCGACTATGCGAACTTGGATGCGCTGGTCTACGACATCTCGAAGACCCTCATCGCGCCGGCCTATCAGGAAGACCCGAAGCTCGTCGCTCTGACCGGCCGCGACCTCATGCACGACAAGCTGTTCCCCCTCGTCTCCGACCAGAAGGCCCCCACCGAAATTCTGGCAGCGGACATCGTGCGGAGTCAGCGCCGCCTGGGCAACCTCCCCGGCCTCGCGGTGCCCTACTTCCCGCCGAAGGCCGTGCTCGTCACGCGCCTGGACAACCTCTCGATCTACTTCCAGACGGGCGGCCGTCGCCGTGCTGTGATCGAGCGGCCCGAACGCGACTGCATCGAGCACTACAACAGCTCGAACGATGCCTTCGTTATCGAGCGCCTGGAGCTGGCGGCCCTGGCCGAGAACATCGAGATGGTGTAAGCCATGAGCCACAGCCCGGCACGTCGCCACCTGATCCGCGTGCAGGCCGAAGAGGCCGCGCGCAACGCGCCCGCCGACGAGGAAGTCGTCGGCGGGGCCTACGAGCTGATGCTCGCGCAGCTCCACGAGCACACGCGCACGCTCAAGGGCATACAGTCCGTCGAACGCAAGATCACCGCGAAGCGCGAGTTCCTGGCCGTCTATGACGACTACCTCGACGGCGCGCTCGCCGGCGGCCATGCCGCGCGCGATCGCGTTCTGACGACGCTTCTCGTCTGGCACTTCGACTGCGGTTCCTGGGACCGGGGCCTGCAGCTCGCGGAGCACGCCCTCGCCCACAACCTGCCGCTGCCGGATCAATACTCGCGCGACCTGCCGACGCTGCTCATCGACGAGACCGCAAGCGCCGTGCTGGTGGGCAAGCTGACCGGCGACGACGCGCGGCGCGTGCTGGCGCGTGTGCAGGAGCTGACCGCCGACCGCGACGCGCCCGACCAAGCCCGCGCGAAGCTGCACAAGGCCATCGCCTACGCGCTCATGGGCAAGGCCCCGGGCGCGGAGCCTGACCTCGAACAGCTCGACGCCACCCGCGCCGCGCTGGCGTTGCGCGAGCTGCAACGCGCCCACGAACTTTTCCAAGGCGTGGGCGTGAAGAAAGACATGGAGCGCCTGGAGCGCCGCGCCAAAAGCGTGGAGCCCGCAGCCGCCTCCGCCTGAGCGTACCCCGCACCCTGGCGGCTCCGGTGCCTGCTGCGACGCCAAGCTCGCGCGCGGCGCCAAGGCCGGCACCGGACCACCGCCACCTACACACCATGTTCGTCACCCCTGCACTTCCACCTGCCCGAGGCGCTGAGCCACCGCTGCCCAATCACCCGTGGTTTCCCGAGGTGCGCGCAGAAGACGTGCGCGACGCGGCCCTGCTCGACGGGACCGTGACGCCGGCGCGGCTGCGCGACGCCCTGCTCGAAGCTCTCGACAGCGTGAATTCCGAACTGGCCCGCTATCGCGAGGACCAGCAAGCGCGGGGAGCTGACAGCCTCGCCGACGTGTATGCCGAGCGCCTCAACGGGGAGAGCGTGCAGTGCGTCCGATACCGGCGCGCGGTCACCGCTTGCGTGCAGGCGCTCGTCGCCGAGGCGCACCGGGAAATCGACACCACGCCCCACAACTCCGAGAAGGAGGCCCGCGTGCGCGAGCGCCTGGGCGAAAAGATCGAAGAGCACCGCCGCCGCATGCGCTGGGCCATCTCGGACATCCTGGGCGTGCGGCGCACGACCGTGGAGCTGATCTGATGCCAGTCCCCGCAATGGCCCGCGACGGCGAAACGCTCGCCGCTCTGTGCCTGCGCGTGCTGGGCCGCACTGCCGGGGTAGTGGAGGCGACGCTCGCGGCGAATCCGGGCATCGCCGCCGGCGTGCGGCTGCAGGCCGGCACTGTCGTGCAGCTCGCCGACATCCCCGACACCCCCACCCGGCCCGCCGTCAATCTCTGGACCTGAAAGGAAACACCATGGCTATGCCTCGCGGCATCCGAAACAACAACCCGGGCAACATCGACCGGAACGGCGAGCGCTGGCAGGGAATGGCCGAAGACCAGAGCGGAGATCCCCGCTTCGTCGTGTTCACCGCGCCCGTGTGGGGCCTGCGCGCCATCGGGAAGGTCCTACTTTCCTACTACCGCAGGTACGGCCTGTGCACAGTCGAATCCATCGTCCGCCGCTGGGCGCCCAGCGTCGAGAACGACACCGACTCCTACGCGCGGGCCGTGTCCCAGGCCATGAACGTTGCCGTGCGAGACGAGCTGAATGTCGAGCACCCCGACGTGTTGGCACTGCTGATAGACGCCATCGTCACGCACGAGAACGGTCAGCAGCCATACCCCGAATCCCTGATCGCCGAGGCGGTCCGTCTGGCCCTGGAGTAGCGCGTGCCCGAACTAAACGGCTTGCCGGGCGGCTGGTGGACGGTCGTCGGCGGCGCTCTTGGAACCATCACGGCCGCCGGGCTGTACCTGCGCCAGTACCTGAGCGGCGCAGCGGTGCAGCGTGCCAGCGACGCCGGGCAGATTGCCGCGCTCGGGATCTACGACAAGTTGCTGAATGACGCCGTCAAGCGCGCCGGCGATGCGGAGGCCCGCGCCGACATGTTCGCGAAGGAGCGGAACGAGGCACTGCAGAACATGGGGCGCATGGAGGGGCAGCTCGACGCCGTGCGCCGGCAACTCGACGAAGCCCTCACGCGCATCACTGACCTGACCGCGCTTGTCACTCAACTACGGGAGCAAGTGGATGCGAAAGCCTGACCTCGACATCGTGCGCGACACGCTCAAGGCCCTGCTGATGCTCGCCGCGCTGATCGGCGGCGGTGTGGGCATCGGCTACGGCATCGGAACTGAGCGTGCTCGTACCGTGCTGCTGCAGGAACGTGAGGATCGAATCGCCGAGATTGCCCGCCTAACGGAAAGCTACCGCGCCGCGCTCGATGCCCTCGGCGGACGGCAAACCAAGGCGGCGGAAAAGATCGCCAACGCCGCCGAGACGGCTTCCACGGCCGCAGAAACGGCGAAGGCCGCAGCCACGACAGCCGACAAGGCCGCCCGGGCCGCCGGCGTGCCCGCAACGACGGCAGACCACGACCGCGCCGTCAACAACACGATCCACAGCGCGAACCAGCGAATCCGTCAAGGAAGCAGATGATGTACACACCCCTCTACCGCCTCCGTGCTGCACTGCTCGGCGCAGCCGTCGCCGCAGCCATTTCCGGATGCGCGAGCGTGCCCGACGCGTCCGACACGCCTGCATCAGTGCAGGCTCGTGACCGGGCTTGTCCTCCGCTTCCGGCCCTGCGCCCTGGCGCCTCGCCCCTGGAGCGCCGCGTCCATACGCAGACCATCGTTCACATGTACGCGCACTGCGCTGGCGCCGGGGAGCCTGAGCAATGAATTTCGACGAGCACGCCATCGTAGGAAAGGATGTGTGCGTGGGCGGCTCCTGGGGCGAGACGCGCTACCCATCGAAGGTTGACCTCTTGCTGCAGGGCAACGGGCAGATCATGTGCGTGTATCTCCTGCCGGACGAAGCCGACCGGCTCGCCGAGCTGCTGCGCGCGCAGGCCGAAGCCCAGCGGGCGGGGTCACTGGAAGAGTGGCGCGCCAAATGCAGAGCGGCACGCGCAAAGCGCAAAGCCAGACGATGGCCTGCCTTCCGGTGGTGGGTCAATCGCCACGCGGCGATGCTGCTTTGCCTATTTGGCGCGACTGCTCTCTCGTCAGCGGCGCTACTGGTGGCGCTGTATGGCGTTGCAGCTCTCCAGAGGTGCTGAGGTGCTTTCCCAGATCAAAGCCCACGCATGGCAGCTCGCGGCCCTCGCCCTGGCCGTGCTGCTGCTCCAGCAGTCCACCGCGCGCCACGCCGCCGAACTGGACGCCGAGCAGCTCCGCACCCAGCTCGCAACCGAGCGCGCCGGTATAGAGCGCGCCGGCCGCATCCAGACCGATGACTTCCGCCACCGAGAACACGGAATCGCCAATGCCCAAGAAAAGACCGATGCCGCCGGCCAGGGCGAGCTACTCGCCGCGCGGGCTGACGCTGGCCGCGCTCGCGCTGCTGCTGACCGCGTGCAGCGCGACCTCGCCGACTACATCGAACAGCACCGCGCGCGGGCCCTCGCTGCCGCCGCAGCTACCACCGCTGCCGGCCAGCGCGCGGCAGATTCAGCCGCCGCCCTCGATCTGCTCGCCGACCTGCGCCGGCGCGCTGACGATCGAGCGGGAGAGCTGGCCGAAGTCGCCGACGAGGCGCGAATCCGCGGGCTCACGTGCGAGCGCGCCTACAACGACGCCCGCGAAGCCCTGAAAGCCCGACATGCTGAAACCCCCTAGCCTGCGCGATCACCTGGTGCGCGCCCTGCCGGACCTCGCGCGCGACCCTGGAAAACTCGTGCTCACCATCGGACAGGGAAGCATCAGCAGCCGCGCAACCGGCTCGCTCGCGTTCGAGTATTCGTACACCCTGCAGGTGCTTTTTCTCGACTACGCAGGCCACGCGGACGCCATCATCGTGCCCCTGTTGATCTGGCTTTACGCCAATCAGCCGGACGCGCTCGACAACGTGGCGCGGCAGGACCGGCCATTTCGCTTCCTGGCGGACTACCTCTCTCCGACGACGGCGGACATCGCCATCGAGCTGGACCTGACGGAGCGCGTCATCGTGCGCCCGAGGACCGATGAGGGCGCGCCTGACGGTGCGCTGAACGTCATCCACCTGCCGGAGCCAGAACATCCGGCGTTTCAGCCTCTGCCGGAGGAATGGTCCCTGTGGTTTTGTGACGAGCTGCTCGCGACCTGGGACCACGACCCGAGGCCCTGACGGGAGCCACCATGGATGATCTGCAGCGCCTGGAAGACTGGGTTTCTCCCCTGCTGGAACGGCTGAGCGCGGGAGAGCGGCGAACCATTGCGCGCGCGGTGGCGCGGGAACTGCGCGCTGCCAACGCCGCAACGATGAAGGCGCAGACCACGCCAGACGGTGCAGCATGGACACCTCGAAAGCCTTCGCTCCGCGAGCAGCTCGGCAAAGTCCGAAAGAAGGCAAAGCCGGCGGCCATGTTCGTGAAGATGCGCACTGCCACCCACCTGCAGGCCAAGGCCACGCCATCCGAGGCGATCGTGCAGTTTGCGGGCCGGACACAGCGCATCGCGCGCGTGCATCACTTCGGCTTGCGCGACCGCGTGCAGCCCGGAGGGCCGGAGCATGACTACCCGGCACGGCAGCTCCTGGGCATCACCGATGCGCACATAGAGCGCGTCCGTGATCTGCTGATGCAGCACCTCACGGGCGGTCAGCGATAGCACGCGCGAGCCGGCGCGCTGCCTCATGTAGCAGGGCGCCGTACACCTGAACGCGCGCGACATTCCGCGCGTGCGCGGGCACCATCGGTTGCATGGATCGCCTCGACCCGCTGCCCACCTCTCCCGCTGAAATCCTGCGCTTGCTCGGCAACCTGCTGCGCGTGGGAACGGTGGCCGCAGTGGATCACAAGGCCGCCCGGTGCAGGGTGCGAACCGGCAACCTCACCACCGCATGGGCGCCGTGGTTCGCGCTGCGCGCAGGCGGCGAGCAGGGCCGGCTGTGGTGGCCCCCGGCAGTCGGCGAGCAGTGTCTCGTCTTGTGCCCCGGCGGCGACACCGGCGGCGCGCTGGTGCTCTGCGGCATCCCTTCGGACGCGCTGCCAGCTGGCAGCAACTCCCCCACCGAAGCCCGCACCGATTGGAGCGCGCAAAGCCGCATGGTCCACGACAGGGCCGGCGAGAGCCTGGTCATTGAGTGTCCGGGCTCCATCACCCTGCGCTGCGGGGAAACTGAGCTGCGGCTCACGCCCGAGGGCGCAACCATCACGCCCGACATCGTGGGCGGTGGCCGGGTCAGCCTCGTGCATCACCTGCACGGCGGCGTGCGCAAGGGCACCGATCAAACGGGGGAGCCGGCATGATGGACCGCAGCACAGGGCGCGCCATCGGCACGGCCGCGCACATCCGCCAATCGGTGGCCGTCATCCTGACCACCCCCATCGGTCGGCGGATCATGCGCGAGGAATTCGGCTCCCTGCTGCCCGAACTGAGCGACCAGCCAGACAACCCGGCGACCGAAATCCGCCTCTTCGCTGCTGCGGCCGGCGCGATCATGCGATGGGAGCCGCGGCTGCGGGTCATGCGCGTGAGCACCAGCCGTCCGGCCCTTGGAGCGGCCTACCTCACCATCGACGCCGTGCGGGTGGACCTGCCCGGCCGGCCGCAGCCGCTGGCCCTGTCTGTGCCGCTGCGCCGTAGGAGTGTCGCGTGACCGTGCAGGACCTGTCGCAGCTACCCCCGCCGGATGTCGTCGAGGCGCTTTCGTTCGAGGCCATCGTCGCGGACATCCGTGCTGACCTGCTCGCACGCTATCCCGCGATCGCGGAAGTCATCGACCTGGAGAGCGAGCCCGCGGTCATGCTGCTGGAGTCGTTCGCGTATCGGGAGCTGCTGTACCGGCAGCGCGTCAACGACGCCGCGCGCTCGCACCTGCTGGCATACGCCGAGGGTTCCGACCTCGACCACAAAGGAGCGTTCTACGGCGTGCCGCGAGAACCTGGTGAGAAGGACCCGCGCTACCGCCGCCGCATCCAGCTGCGAATCCGCTCGCTCGCCGGCAGTGGAACGGCCGAGCATTACCAGTTCGTCGCCATGACCGCATCGCCGAACGTGCGCGATGCAACGGCCACCCAGCCCGAGGCCGGCGCCGTGCGCGTCCTGCTCTGGCTGACCGATGCCACCCAGGCCGCGGCCACGGTCGCCCAGGCGGAAGCCGCACTCAACGCGCCGGAGGCGCGCCCTCTCGGCATTCCTGTGTCGGTCGCCGTCGCACGTCCTCGCCCGATCGACATTACCGCGCGCATCGTGCGCGAAGCATCGGCCCCCCTGGACATCCTCGACCAGCTCCGCGCCTCCATGGGACCCGCCATGGCGGACTACGCGCGGCTCGGACGGGCCGTGCCCCGCAGCTGGGTAACGGCCCGGCTCCACGTCGCAGGGGTGGCCGCCGTCACGTTCCCGGACGCTGCGGCGCCGGCGGAATCGACCACGCTGCAGGCCGACGAATACCCGGTGCTCGGCGTCCTGCGCATCGACGATGGGGGCATCGCATGACGGCCACCGCCACGCGCGCCCACATCCTGCCGCCCAACGCAACGCCCTTGGAGCGCGCCATCGACCAGACCGCGCCGGCGTGGGACCACATCGCCGAAGCCTTCACGCCGCCGGGCGCCGGAGGTAGCCAGCCGGGCTTCGCGCCCTGGCTGGCGGCTGAGTACGAACTCGCGGAGTTCTCGCCCTACTTCGACGACGTGCAGAGCCTGATCGCGGAGGGCCTGCGCTGGCTGTTCCAGCGCGGCACCATGGCCGCAGCCCTCCGCGCGCTTTCGTGGGTAGGGTTCGCAGGCGCACGCGTCGAGGAAGACGGGCCGTACCTGCACATCCACACCGGCCGCATCCCCAGCATGGAGGAGGTGCGCCGGATCGCGCATGTGGTCCGCGCCTCGCTGCCGGCGCACCAATCCCTATACCGGCTCGTGCATGGCCTGGACCTTCGCCCCGTCGTGGCGGACGCGGGCCCGGAAGTGGATGTCGGGCTCCTTGATGGCTACTCGGGCGTGCTGGACCCAGCGACGGGCGTCGTCCTGTCGTTCGGCCATCACCGCACCACGGTGGCGCCCCCTCTGCCGATGGGACAGCCGCAGGGCGCGCGCCGAGGTCGGCGCATCTATACGGCGCGATACGACGACGAGCCGCTGCTCGATGCATGGCGGCTGGATTCGCAGATCCTGATACCCGCGGCCGGAGGCGTTCGCCGGCGTCGCACCTCCAGCGCTGCACTCCCTGAGCGCCCGGACGCCACGGCCGCAAGGCGCAGCGTTCGCGGAACCGCTGCCCCGCTGCAGCGACCGGCGCCCACGTCGGCACGGCGACACATCAGCGCGCGCGCGGCACCCGTGCTCATGTTCGCGCCCCGCCGCTGGGGCGGTCCATGGGGCGGTACCTACCGGCCGCACGCCTTCTATGTGAACCGCACCACCAACTGACATTTCCGAGGAACAGACATGGCCGTATGGCAAGACAGAAGCCGCATCCGCTTCGCGAAGAGGGCCGCCGCCGAACCCATCTACCTGGCATGGGGCCGGGGAAATCCCGCGTGGGACACCACGACGCCGGAGGAAGAAGGGACGAAGCGCTCGGCGTTGATCGATGAAATAGGCCGCGCCATCGCAACGTCGGTGCAATACGTCCTCCCCGATGAGACAGGCCCCATCAAGATGCCGAACGGGGACCGCTATCGCATCAGCGCAGAGCCCACTCAATGGCTCTATGTGCGGTGGGACTTCGACTATGCGGACGCCGCAGGCGAACGGGTCCGGGAGGCCGCCGTGTTCCTCGGCGGGAGCGTCGTTCCTGGCCTGCCGCCCGGCCAAACGTATTTCACGAAGGCCCAGGTCGCAGACCCCGGCGACATTGCGCTCGTCGAGCACCTCAAGACCCCCATCGAGCGCACGGATACAGCGCTCGAAGGGCAGGACTACGTGATCCCCTTCTGACGCGCCATGGATCAATACTTTCACTCCTTCGACCCGGCAAAAAACTACGACGGCGTCGAGTTTCGGCCGGATCGCGTGATCCAGTCCCGTGAACTGAACGACGTGCAGGACTGGGCGCGGCACAACCTTGCCGCCGTTGCCGATGCGGTGTTCGCGAACGGCGACCTCGTGCGCGGCGCGCAGATCGTCGTCAACCCGCAGACCGGCGCCGTTCAGGCAGAAGCCGGCGCCGTGTACCTGCGGGGAGCTGTACGCGGCGTCACGCCGGCGACCTTCACGATACCCGTGCAAGGAACTGTCACCGTGGGCATCTACCTGCTCACGCGCATCGTTACAGAGCAGGAAGACCCGTCGCTGCGCAACCCCGCCACGGGCACCCCGAGCCAAGGCAAGCCCGGAGCCGCGCGCCGTCAGGTACAGCCCTCCTGGGGCTTTGCCGGAGACGGGCAGGCGGGGGAATTCTTCCCGGTGTACACCGTGGAGGATGGCTACCTTCGGCCGAAGGCGCCGCCCCCGAGCCTCGACTCCGTGACGCGAGCGCTGGAGGAATACGACGAGACGAGCACTGGCGGCTGCTACATCATCGAAGGCCTCACGGTCGCCATGGCCGCGGACCTCCCCACAGGCGAACAGGTCTTCACGGTCGCGGAAGGCCGCGCGCGCATCGGCGGTCGGGCTTACACCCTCCCCGCCGGCCGGCGGCTCGTCACGCTGGCCGCTCCCGATCTGAACGTCGTTGACAGCGAGCCGCACCTATCGACCACGGACGGGCCGCAGCGCATCAACCTGGGCCGCCCGCCCGCCAAGGGCGTTCCGGAGGTGCGCATTACCGTGCGCCGAACGGTCGCGGTGGTGCATGGCGGCTTCGCAGGCGTTGCCGACGTGCTGCCAGACGCCAGCGTCGTGGACATCGAGCTGGTCAAGCAAGGGGGCGCCGAGTTCAAGAAGGACGCGGACTTCAAGCTGACCGCTGGGCAGGTGGACTGGAGCCCGAGCGGCGCCGAGCCCGCCCCCGGTTCAAGCTATCAAGTCACCTACCTGTGCATCGTCCTGGCAGTCGTCACGAACGTGGACGCCCGGGGCTTCACCGTGGAAGGCGCCGTCAAGGGAACCACCATCATGGTGACGTACCGCCAGCAGCTCCGGCGCATCGATCGGCTGTGCATCAACCGAGAAGGCTCGTTCGAGTGGATTCGCGGCACGGCAAGCGCGTGGACGCCGACGCCCCCACAGGTGCCCGACCGCCTGCTCGCCATCGCCAGCGTGTACCAAACCTGGGACGAAGGCCGGCAGCTCATGAACGACGGCGACATCATCATGCCGGTGGGCCAGCAGAACGCCGAGCGCCGCCGCGTCGATGCCCTCGTCGTCGGCCTCGCCGAGCTGTCGCTGTACACGAGCGCCCAGGGCATGGACGCCGGCGTGAAAAAGGGCCTCATCGCCGATTCCTTCATCAACGACGGCCAGCGCGATGCGGGAATTGAGCAGACCGCCGCCATCGTGCGCGGTGCGCTGCAGCTCCCGATCACGAGCACGGTTCACCAGCTCGGCGCCACCCTCCCCGAGCGCATGGCGCCGGCCCATGGCTACCGCGTCGTGCTGGAGCAACCGCTGCGCACCGGTAGCCGGCTCGTGAATCCATACATGGCATTCGAGCCTGTCCCCGCCTCCGTCACGCTCACGCCGAACGTGGACCGCTGGACGAGCGTCGAAACCACATGGAAATCCGCGATCACCGAGCGGCTGTACACCGGCGCGGGCGCAGCAAGCGCGCTCACGGCCACGGCCACGGCCGTGCGCACCCTGTCCGAGGAATCGCGCCCCCTCGAATACCTTCGCGCAACCGAGGTGCGTTTCGACCTGGCCGGATGGGGGCCGGGGGAAGAACTCGCGTCCGTGACGTTCGACGGCCTGCCGGTCGCCGCGAAGCCTCTGGCCGGTGGCGCGCTCAAGGCGAATGCTGCGGGGCAGCTTGCGGGGACCTTCGTCGTCCCGGACAAGGTGACCGCGGGCGCTAAGGCGGTCGTCTTCCGCGGCCCGCTGGGCAGCAGGGGCTCGCAGACCTTCTATGGTCAGGGAACCGCGGTGCTGCGCACGCAGCAATCCGTCACCACGGAAACCTACAACCGATACGACGTGCCCGTGTATTCGCCCGTGGTCACGGGCGGCGGTGCCGTGTGGGGGCCATCGGGCACCGGCAGCACGCCGCCGCAGAACACTTCCGCGTGTTCCAAATGGCTCTACGAGGGATATTTCGACCCGATTTCCCAGGGCTTCATGCTCGAAGACGGCGGGCAGATGGCCGGCGTTGATTTGCGCTTCACGGCGGCCGGCGGGCCCGTCGTGGTGCAGATCCGCGAAACGGTGAACGGCCTGCCGTCCGAGGCCGTCGTGATCGAGGCGCGCGTGCCCCGCGCAGCCATCAAGCTGGACGGGCCGACCCGCGTCACATGGGTCCCGACGATCCTGCAGGCCCGTCGCATGTACGCCATCGTCGTTCTGTGCGACGACGCAACCACCGCCGTTGCCGTGGCCCAGCTCGGCAAGCAGGACCCGGAACAAGGGTATGTAACGAGCCAGCCGTATCAGGTTGGAGTGCTCGCCATATCGTCGAATGCCTCGGCCTGGACGCCGCTGCACGATGAAGACATGTGGTTCCGCGTCCTGGCGCCCGCCTACACGGAAACCGAGCGCGTGATCGACCTCGGGACCGCTGACGTCGTGGCTGCGACCGACCTTATGGTCCTGGGCTTCGCAGAGCGCGCGTCCGCAGCCTGCGGCGTCGTGTTCGAGGTGCAGTTCCCCGAGGCCATGAAAAACGAAGTTGTGCGCCTGAACGATGGGCAAATCGTGTGGTTGGCGGCTCCGTTTACCGGGCAGCTCAGGGTACGCGCTCGCATCACTGGAGACGCCCAGCTCGCCGCCGTGCTGCAAAACGGCGTGCAGCTCATTGCCGGGCACATCGAAAGCACGGGGACATACGTCTCGCGCACCGTCAACGCCACGGGCGCAGGCCGCCTGCGCGTGGTGTACGAAGGGGACATCCCGGGCGGGGCAGCGGTGCAGGTCCACGCCCAGGCGAGCGACAGCGCCGCCTGGGTGCTGGTGCCCTACCTGAGCGCATCGACGAGCGCCCAGGGCGCGCGCGAGATTACGTGCGAGCTGTCCGGCCTCCAGGCGGCGGCCGTCCGCGTTCGCCTCACGCTGACGGGTAGCACCACGGCCCGCCCGTTCGTGCGCAACCTCCGCGGCGCCACGCTGTGAGGACCTGACCATGCCTCAACCGATATTGGGACAGCCCGTGGACGACAGGACGGCAAGCCTCGGACTGCCGAAGCCCAGCCTCTCGAACTTTGAGGATGACGACGTGCCACGGGCCCGGACGGCGCTCGACATGATCGACGACGCCCTGCAGCTCCTGCACATGGACATGGACACCCGCGATGCGGCCATGTCCGCTCGCGCCGACCTGCTGGAGTTCGCAGCCGCTCGTCCCTCCGCAGTGGCCTTCGGCTACGACAGTCAGGGCCGCGTTTCCACCATCACGCAGACCGTCGCCGGCAACTCGCGGGCGACGACGCTCACCTACGACGCACAGGGGCGCGTCGCCACGGCGGCATACCCGGTCGCCGGCGGTGCGCTCCGCACGGACACCTATATCTACGACGCCGGCACGGGCCGGCTGAGCGGCGTCACCTCTACCGAGGCCAAAGCATGAATCTCGATGCACTCATCCTCTCCGAACTGCAGCGCGGCGGGCCGCCCCTGTGGGTGAGCGGAAGGACCTACCCCGTAGGCGTGGAGGTCCGCAGCCCCGCCAATTCGCAGCGCTACGTCCGCATCAAGGCAGGGGCTGGCGCTTCCGACCCGGCCGCCGATGAGGTGAACTGGATTCGATGGTCGAAGGGCATTGACGATGCCATCGCCGCGGTGGCCGCCTCTGTTGGCAACGTCCAGTCCGGCATTTCAGGCGTGGCCTCGACCATGGCTAAGGGCGCCGACCTGTCGGCCGTGGGCGCGTTGCTGACGAGCGTCTCGGCCGCTGTATCGCAGATCGCCGCGAAGCTGGACGCCCTCAAGGCAACCGTCGATGGCTCGGGCATCAAGAACGTGCAGCGCGGGATGTTCGCCGGCGTCCAAGTGGGCGGCGGCGCCGGGTACTACGACATGGTGATCTCGGCCGTGAATCCTGCACGTTCCCGTCTCGCGCTACTCACGACGGAATGGCCAGGGTACGGAGGCAATCAGTCCATCGCGCTCCGCTCCGATGGGGCTGCAATCCGCGTGTTCCCCTCCAGCGGGGGACAGAACTACACCAACTTTCCGCCGTTTTCTTGGGAAGTCATCGAATGGCTTCGGTAACTCACTACTACGTTCAGTTGTCCGCAAAGGGCTTCGTTGTGGGCGTGATGTCCACGGGTGGCCGCATCGAACACGAGCACGTCGTCGAGGTGCCCGGATATGACGAGTCCTTGATTGGGCGGCTCTACGTTCCCGAGACGGGCGAATTCATCAGCGCGCCAGCAGGCAGCGTTGGCGCACTTCCTGTTTCCACGAAGGTGTCCCGCCTCGCATTCCTCTCGCGCTTCGCCGACAGTGAGGCGATCGACATCGATATCGCGTCGATCGGCGCCACGCGCGAGGCAGCGGCAGTGCGCCGGTATCTGGCGAAGGTCACCGCCGCCCAGCACATCGACCTCCAGGACCCGGACACCCGTGCCGGCGTGCAGGCCCTCGAAGCCGCCGGGCTCATTGCCGCCGGCCGCGCCGCGCAGATCCTCGACGCCCCCATCGATCCGCGCGAACTCCCGTAGCGCGGGCCTCCACCAGCAACCAACCACCCCCAGGAAAACACATGGCACTCGACAGCTACCACCACGGCATCCGCGTGGAGGAAATCAACAACGGAACGCGCTCCATCCGCATCCTGTCAACGGCGGTAATCGGCCTCGTCGCTACCGCGTCAGATGCCGACGCGACTATGTTCCCCTCGATACCTGCACCCTCGTCACCGACATCTCTGCTGCCATTGCCAAGGCGGGCACGAAGGGCACGCTCGCAACCACGCTCAAGGCCATCGCGGACCAATGCCGGCCTATCGTCGTCGTGGTACGCATCCCCGATGGCACCGGCGCCACGGCCGAGGAAAAAGCCGCAAGCCTGCAGAGCAACGTCATCGGCGGATACGCCAATGGGAAGCGCACGGGCCTGCAGGCCCTGCTCGCCGCAAAGGCGCAGGTCGGCGTCAAGCCGCGCATCCTGGGCACGCCCGGCCTCGAAAGCGAGGCGGTTACCGCCGCCCTGGCCGCGGTCGGCAAGCAACTGCGGGCGCGCTGCTATGCCGATGCGGTGGCTACGGATGTCGTCACCGCCCGGGCCTACCGCAAGAAGTTCGGCGCGCGAGAGCTGATGCTGCTGTGGCCGGCCCTGCGCCGCTGGGACACCACATCGAACGCGGTCGCCACGGTGGCGGCGAGCGCCTACGCTCTGGGCGTGCGCGCCTTGATCGACCAGACCATGGGATGGCACAAGTCCATTTCCAATGTCGCGATCCAGAACGTGATCGGCATCGCTGCGGATGTGAGCTGGGACCTGCAGAGCCCGGACACCGACGCCGGCCTGCTCAACGCCGGCGACGTGACGACGGTCATCCAGGAAAACGGCTACCGATTCTGGGGTTCGCGGACCTGCAGCGACGATCCGCTGTTCGCATTTGAGCCCGCCGTCAGCACCGCCCAGGTGCTGGCCGACATCATCCCGGAGGGCCTCATGTGGGCGTCCGACAAGCCGATGCACCCGCAGCTCGCGAAAGACATCGTAGAGACCATCCGCACGCGCATTCGCTCCCTCGTGGGCGAGGGCTACCTGCTCGGCGGCGACGCATGGCTCGACGCCACTGTCAACCAGACGGCGACCCTCAAGATCGGCCGCATGGTCATCGACTACGACTACACGTTCGTCCCGCCTCTCGAAGACCTGGGCCTGCGCCAGCGCATCACCGATCGCTACTTCGGCGACTTCGCCGCCCTCGCGAGCGGCAACACCACGACCACCGCCTGACCCGCGCCCAGCGCACCGAATAGGAGAAACCAACCATGGGCCTGCCCCGCAAACTCAAGCACTTCGCGCTCTTCCATGACGGCGTGTCCCACGTCGGCGAAGTCCCCGAGGTCACCCTGCCCAAGCTCACACGGAAGACGGACGATTACCGCTCAGGCGGAATGAACATGCCGATCAAGAGCGATCACGGCATGGAAGCCATGGAAATGGACTGGACCGCCGCGGGCTTCATGCGCGAGCTGTTCGTCACCTGGGGCGCCGCCCGGCATGACGCCGTGCTGCTGCGCTTCGTCGGCGCCCTACAGCGCGACGACGCCGATACCGTGGACTCCATCGAGGTCATCGTCCGCGGCCGGCACGTCGAACTCGATCCCGGCACCGCGAAGCCTGCGGAGCAAACCGCGTTCAAGGTCAAGAGCGCCATCAGCTACTACAAGCTCGTGATGAACGGCGAGACGCTGATCGAGATCGACGCCGTGAACCTCATCGAGAACGTCGGCGGCGTCGATCGCCTCGCGGAAGTGCGCGCCATCCTGGGCGTGTAAGCCCGCCCCTGCCCCGTCACCATCAACCATCGAAGCCACATGAACGACACCACCGCTACCGAAGTCGCCGCCGCCGTCGCAGCTCCTGCCCAGGCCACCGATACCGTCACCCTCGAAACCCCCATCGTCCGGGGAACCCAGAAGATCACCACCCTGACGCTGCGCAAGCCCTCGGCAGGCGAGCTACGCGGCATCAGCCTGGCAGGGCTGCTGAACGTGCAGGCCGAGGCCGTGCTCGCCCTGTTGCCCCGCATCACTTCGCCCACGATCCACGCGCAGGAGGCCGCGAAGCTCGACCCCGCAGACCTCGTGGAGATGGGGGGCGTGATCGTCGATTTTTTGCTCAAGAAGGAACGGAAGGCGGAATTCCTGCCAGCGTAGAAGACGCGATGGCCGACATCGCGCTCGTCTTCCACTGGACGCCGGCCGACATGGCCGGCCTCTCGCTGGGAGAGCTGATGCAGTGGCGCGAGCGCGCCCGCGTCCGCTACGAGCGCGGCGACGCCGACTGATCCAACCCCAGCCACCGACAAGAAGGGCCCCGCCGTGGCATCCGATACCCTCCGTCTCCGCGTCGTCCTCGACCTCGCCGCCAAGGCGCTGCAGCCGCTGCGCCAGATCGCCGCCGGCAGCAGCGGCGCCGCCCGCGCGATCAAGGCCGCGCGCGACCGCCTGAAGGACCTCAACACCCAGGCCGCCGCCGTCGAGGGCGTGCAGAAGCAGGCCGCGGAGTTCGCGCGCCTGAACAACCAGCTCAAGATAAAAACCGCGCTCCTGCAGGGCATGCGCGCCGCCGGCACGACCACGGCCGCTCAACTCGCCCGGCAAGAATCGGCAGTGCGAAAGCTGACAGAGGCGCTGGATCGCCAGCGGGGAAAGGCTGGCGAGGCGCGGCTGGAACTGGGGAAGCTGGGCATCACGGGCAATCTCAGCGCGGCGCAGAAGCGGCTCGCGGCGGACATTTCCGCGACCAATGCGGAGATGGAAAAGCAGCGCACCCGGCTGCAGTCTCTCGCCGCAGCCCAGCGCCGCGCCAGTCACCAAGCCGCACGCGGCGGGGCCATGGCCGCCGCCGGCGCGGGCATGGTGTATGGGAGCGCCCGGGCGGGGCATGCAGCCTTCGGCGTGATGGGGCAGGCCCGCCACGGGGCCACCGAAGAGGTTCGGGTCCAGGCGCTGGGCCTGGGCGATCCGGAGTCACGCAAGGCCATCGACTTTGCGAAGAAATTCGAGTCCTACGGCACAAGCCGCCTCGATAACTTGGAGCTGATGCGCGACGCGATCACGGTGTTCAACGACCGCCATCACGCCGAGGAAGCTATGCCCGTTCTCGCGAGAATGAAGTTCGCGAACGAAGCGGTGTTCGGCGAAGAGCACGGCGCCGACAACTCTCGCAAATTTATGGACATGATGAAGGTCGTAGAAATGCGGGGAGGGGCCAACAACAAGGCCGATTTCGAGCGCAATGCCAACTACATCCAGCAGGTGATAACCGCCACCGGCGGGCGCGTGGGCGCAGCCGACTGGATGCACGTCATCCAGCGCGGAAAGCTCGCCGCGAAGGGATTCGACGAGAAGGAATTCTTCTACAGGCTAGAGCCGCTCGTTCAGGAGATGGGCGGAAACGCTGTAGGTACCGGCTTGACGGCGGCGTATCAGAATCTGTATCAGGGCCGGACGACGAAGCGGGCCGCGGCGAACCTTCAAAAATTCGGGCTGATCGGTGACTTCTCCAAGGTCAAGCATGACAAGGTGGGGCAGACATCGCAGCTCAACCCCGGTGCCCTCAAGGGTGCCGAAATCTTCCGCCGCTCGCAGTTCGAGTGGATGGAGACCGTCCTCATCCCAGCTCTACGCGAGAAAGGCATCGAGTCCGAGCAGGCCACCCTCGATGCCATCGGCAGCATCTTCTCCAACACCAACGCCGGCGCATTGATGGCGACGATGTACCAGCAACGGGCCATGGTGCAAAAAGGCTACGAACTCAACTCCAAGGCCGCCAATATCAACCAGCTCCACACGCTCGCGAAAGAGGCACCAGCGGGGAAAGAGGTAAACCTCAGAAAGCGCCGCGATGACCTCTATGCCGAACTCTCCGGCGCAGCGCTTCCCGCGTATGTCACCCTGCTGGAGGGCCTCACCAAGCTCACGCGCGCAGTGGGCAACTTCGCCCAGGCACACCCGATGCTCACCAAAGGCCTGGTGTATGCCGCCGGCGGCGCGATGATGCTCGTCGCCGGCATCGGCGCCCTGCTGCTTCCTCTCGGGCTCGTCATGCTCAAGGGCGCCGCGCTGCGGCTGCTGCTGGCCCGCCTCGGCATGCAGTTCTCGCTCTCTGGTGCAGCAATGGCGGTACTGCGCGGAGCCGGCAGCGCCGTTACCGCGGTCCTCGGCGGCCTGCGCGTGGGCGCGGTGGCCGCGATGGGAGCGCTCCGCGCCGGTGCGTCCATGGCGCTGGCCGGGCTGCGCGCCCTGGCCGTGTTCTTCATCGCGAACCCGCTCTTTGCGGCGCTCGCCCTCCTGGCCACCTCGGCATACATGGTGTATCGCAACTGGGAAGACATGAAGGGCGGATTCGTGCTGCTCTGCCAAGACCTGTCGGATGCTGTCGGTGCCTGGTGGGATAGCGTGCGCGGTGGCGCGGCGGCGCTGTGGCAGGACCTCGCCGGCCTGAAAGACCGGTTCATGACCGCCGGCGGCGACCTCATGGATGGCCTGGTCAACGGCATCGCATCGCGCATGCAGGCCGTGCGAGATGCCATCGAAGGGGCCGCCGAGGCGGTGGGCTCGTGGTTCCGCGAAAAGCTCGGCATCGCATCGCCATCGCGCGTCATGATGCAGTACGGCGCGTGGGTCAGCGAGGGCGCAGCCCTGGGTATCGAGGGCGGCCACCCGGCCATCCGAAAGGCCGCGGCCGGCATGGTCGCTGCAGCCTCCATCGGCCTGCCTGCCATGGCTGCGGCTGCTGCCGGGCCGGCCGTCATGCAGGCGCCCATGCTCACCATCGACAGCCGCCCCCCGCTGTCTGCCGCAGCTCCGGCGCGCGCCGCCGCGGGCGGTGGCAACACCTACAACATCACCATCAACGCCCCGCCCGGCATGGACGGCCGCGCGCTGGCCCAGGCCGTTGCCGCCGAGCTGGACCGCCGCGACCGCGCCGCCAGCGCGCGCGGCCGGTCCTCTCTCTACGACCTGGGGGACTGACACATGCAGCTCATGGCCCTTGGGCAATTCGTCTTCACCTTGGCGAACCTCTCCTTCGACGACGTGCGCCGGCAATGCACATGGCGCCATCCGGCAAACGCGCGCGTCGGCGCAATGCCGGCCCGCCAGTTCGTGGGGCCGGGCGAAGACACGATCACCATTACCGGGGTGCTGGTGCCGCTGATCGCCGGACGGCTCGGCTCCATCGCTGAGCTGCGCGCCATGGCAAACACCGGCAAGGCCTTCGCCCTGGTCGGCGGCACGGGCGAGGTGTTCGGCGCCTACGTCATCGAGTCCCTCGACGAAGGGCGCTCCATCCTGATGGGGGACGGATCGCCGCGGCGTGTCGAGTTTTCGCTCACGCTCCAGCGCAAGCCGGATGACCAGGCAGACCCCGCCGGCGGTGCAGAACCTGCCGAAGACTCCGCGGATTGGTGGCAGTGATGCGGACCGGCGACATCTTCCCGGCCCACGCGCCGGCCTACTCCATCGTGGTGGACGGCCAGTCCATCACCGCCAAGGTGCGGCCCCTGCTGAAATCCCTCACCCTGACCGAGGCCCGCGCCGGCGAAGCCGATGAACTGTGCATCGAGCTGGACGACATCGGCGGCGCCCTACGGATTCCCCGCACCGGCGCCGTGATCGAGCTGGCGCTCGGCTGGGCCGGGCAGCAGCTCGTGGACAAAGGCACGTTCACAGTGGACGAGGCCGGCCACGAAGGCCCGCCAGACCTCATAACCCTGCGCGCGCGCTCGGCCGACCTGCGCAAGCGGCTGCGCATCCGCGCGGAGCACAGCTACCACGACACCACGATCGGCGCCATCGTTGGCGAGATAGCACAGCGGAACAAGCTCACGGCGCGCGTCGATGAACGCCTCGCCCGGGTGCGGGTGGCGCACATCGACCAGACGCACGAAAGTGACCTCAACTTCGTGTCCCGGCTCGCCAGGCAGTACGACGCTGTAGCCACGGTCAAACGCGGGCACCTGCTCTTCCTTCCGACCACGGGCACCCGCACATCGAGCGGCGCGCCACTGCCGGCGGTCACCATCACCCGCGCGTCAGGCGATCGGCACAAGTACCTCACCACCGACCGCCACGCATACAGCGGGGTGCGGGCCTACTGGCACGACCCCAAGCGCGCACGGCGCCGCGGCATCCTGGCGGGCACCAAGGGAAACGAAAAGCGCCTCAAGGAAACGTACAGCTCCGAGGCGGAAGCCCTCGCCGCCGCGCGGGCCGAGCGCCAGCGCATCGAGCGGGGGAAGGCGACTTTCGAGATGACGCTCGCCCTGGGCCGCCCGGACATCCCGCCGCAGTCGCCCGTCACAGTGCAGGGGTTCCGCCCGGAAATCGACTCCACCAAATGGCAGGCCGTCAAGCTGACCCACACGCTGGGCGATGAGGGCCTCACCACCCGCATTGAGCTGGAGCGCGTGGGCACGGCCGATGAGACGCCCGCGGACGCTGCCGATGACGCCACCGACGAAGACCTGGGCGACGGTGACGACGGCGACATAACGGAAGAGTAAAGGGCACGCTCAATTGCGCGGCTACAGCACCGCCCAGGACCAGAATATGCAACCATTGCACAATGCAATGGTTGCATATAGGATAGTGGCATGCCCACTCTCGCGCGCCTCTCGAACTCCATCATCGTGATGTACGCGCGGGACCACCTCCCGCCGCATGTGCATGTGATCCTGAGCGATGGCCGCGAGGCGCTCGTCGAAATCGCCGACCTGACCATTACCGCAGACCGCATCAAGCGGCGCGAGATCGTCCCGGCGCTGGAGTGGGTGGGAGAGAACCGCGCGGCGCTCGCCGCGAAATGGAAGGAGCTGAACCCATGAAACCGCATTTCAAGCTGCAGGCTGTCGAGGTCGCCAATACGCCGGACGGTGGCGCGCTGCTGCTCACCTACGCCGACGGCGTGAAATACACCGTCAACATCGCGCCCATCATCGCCAAGGCGCCGTCGCTTCGCGCGCTGGCGAAACCCGCCGTGTTCCGTCGCGCGAAGCTCGGCGAGTTCGGCCGGTGCGTCACCTGGGGCGACGACGAGCTCGAACTCGCCGGCGACAACCTGCGCGCCGAGGCGATCGAGCAGGCCGGCGGAATCTCGCATGAGTTCGTGCTCGAATGGATGCACCGTAATGGGCTCACGATCGAGGCCGCGGCGGCGGCCCTCGGCCTGTCCGTGCGCATGCTGGCCTACTACCGCTCCGGCGAAAAGCCGGTGCCGCGAACAGTAGCGCTCGCCTGCCGCGGATGGGAGGCCATCAAGGCCAGCCGCGCGGCCGGTGATGATCGATTTGTTCTTGCGGCGTAGTGATTCTGCAGGGGAGGTGTGGTTTTCGACGCCTCCCTCACTTCAAATATATATTTACGTTTTTGCGATACTGCGCTTAACGGTGATGTGATCCACATCACTTGGCGCCAGAAATATTTTATTTCTCCCAGAAACACTGATAGTGCCTATCGCCAAGACGTAGGAACCGACGAGCTCTTCGAGTTCTTCCAATTTGTTTCTATTCATAAACTCGCGAATTCCAGCGCTAGGAATCACAATGCTAATACTCGCGCGACCGCCCGCATTGAGCCACAGATCGCCATTCCAAGTGCCGTAACTAAAAATGGGACCCCAAACGGCATGAAGTTCATCTTCATGGTTTCTGGACACATCCTTCAAATGAAGGAAAAAGTAGTTAGCGGGAAATGGACCTAGATCGCCGTATTCGATGGAGATGTTCGACTCCGCAAGAGCAGGCGAAAGAATGAGAGTATCGAGTATGCTACTGAGACGGCGGTGAGACTTTGCGTTGGGACGCATACCACCACCGACAAAACGACGAGCCATCGGCCCATCTTCTGCATCCATGGCAGAGGCATCAGCATGAACTCGTGCCGTCGCTCCGTAACGAAGGTCTAGAACGATCGTGTCACCCAAGTTAGCAAGTGCGTCCTCTTCCGTCCCGAGGCCTTCCACCTCAAGCGCGTCGGTTGACGACATGTTGCAGTTTGGTGCGTGGGGCCTTGCTCCGAAACATGCGGCCTGCCCGCTTCGCGACGCCTTTCTATAAAACGCGGGCCCGCTACAGATGGGACATTCGAGTTCCACACGCAGGCTATCTATCTTATCGGCAGATAGCCTAGAAAAATTGAAAGCTGTGTACAAATCTCCTGTTGGAGTATGTCGAGCGACGTCCATTTCTTCTTCCTCCAGCACAGCCCCGGATAACTCTTACCCGTTTAAAACTGCGCACCCTAAATCCATTCACTTATCTAATGCAGCTAAATCAAGTTACAGCGAACCACCTCATACACAGAATAAGTATGCGGCGTATAGATGAGGCGGAACCCGCCGGAAATCCGATCTGAGCGAAACGTCCGTTCCTCTTTGCGCAGGTCGCAATAACCAGTGAGGTATGCGACGCCTTCGGCATCCTCGACGGTATGAATCCTGACGACGCGCTCGGTAAACATCCCGTCAGCATCTCGGTAGCTGAATGCGAACGTCGCCGGGAGTATGGGCGCGGGCTTCGGCGGGGTCTTCGCGGCAACCTTCTTCTGCTGGGCATCGGCCATCGCGGCATGCCACTGCTCAAGCACTTGGACTGCGATCCTGGCGAGGCGGGATGCCACGCTTTGGAGACTGGCAGCTCGCCCTGGCGCCTTCCCCTGGTCGCGCGGGCGAGCAGAGCGGCCGGCGACAAAAACGCACACCAACAGCAGCGCGCCACAGGTGCCCATGGCCCAGCGCACCGGCGTTTCCAGTACGCCGACGAGACTGCCTAAGGTCAGGAAGCAGCCGAAGCCGCCCACAGGGATCGCAAGTAAGCCGCCGGCAACGCGCAGCCAGAGCGGCCATCCTCTCGAACGAAGCCCGTTGCCCACACGGGACCATCCGAACGCAGAGCCGCCGCACGTTGCGGCGATCAGCACGAGTGTTTCCAGGCCTGACACATCAGGCTCCGGACCACGCCGGAATGCCATCGACCATAGCGCAGACCTTCTCGCCTCTGCCCATCAAGACGGCGGACCCGAGCGAGTAGGCGGAACCGCTGTACTGGCAGTGCCAGATCGCCGGATCGCTGGCTTTGCTATCGCGCCACGGCGCAACCCAGCTAAACAGGGCGAGGCCGGATAGCACCGCGCCCAGGCAGCACAGAAACACCGCGGCCGGGCTGAGCGCACCACCGCTGCCGATGTATTTGTCGATATGGGTCACAGAGTCCCTCCCTACCACTTGACCGGCATCTCGCCGCACTTTCACTGCCACTTTTTGTTCTCCAAGACCTCTCTAATCCTGGAAACAAATTGTTATACAAATTCGCGGAAGCCATAAATCCAACTGTAGCGAGCGCTATGTCGGAGTGCTCTTCAGTCCGTCTTTTTTTTACCACCCAGTGAAAACGAGACAGGCGCGCTAAACGAAGCGTCACCGGCTATCGCTTGCCCCACATCGCCGCCGATTTCGACGGAGTTCCCTCCCCGACTTGCTCCGGCTGCTGGACGTCGAGCAAGGGCAGCAACTGACTGCAGCGCGGCGCGGCCTGTCTCATCCGCGCGCGCGTAGCTCGCCAACAGTGCGCGCTCGTCGTCTGAGAGAGAGCCACCCGGCGGCGTTCGCGCGCCGGTCAGCACATACAGAACATCCACTCCCGCCCGGGAAAGCGAAATGAGGGAGCCGGCGCTCGGCTCGGCGGCGGCGCGCTCGTAGCGGCTGAGCATCGTCCGGGCGATGCCTGATGAGTCCGCCAGTCCCTGCTGAGACAGGGCCAGGCGCTCGCGCTCTTGAAGCAGCCGCGAGCCAGCTTGTGTATCAAAAGTCACAATAATTGTTGACATTGAACCTTATTCGGTTCAACATCCGGTTTACGTTGTAACACTTCAGTCCCAAATACTACATGACGCCAAATGCAGAGCAGGTGCGCCCGACCCAGGCCGGCGGCAATGCCGATTCGGTCCCGGCGCTCGTCCACGCAAAGCCCATCCCCCTTCGCCTGACGGGTGCCGAGCTGGAAGAGGCGCGATCCTTTTCCCAGCGCGAAGACCGCAGCGCGTCAAGCTTCGCCCGCCGCATGTACCGCCTTGGCCTGCAGCAATTCAAGTCCGCCGGCGGGCCGTCTGCTACCCGACAGCCTTGAGTCTCCCCGGGCCCCTGCACACGCACAAACAACCCTTCATGCGCCGCATTGCGCGGCGCGCTACCCCGAACAGCAGCAGCACCATGAATCCCATCCCACACGCCGCCGGAACCATCGAGCGCGTCCTGCGCCAGCACCTGAGCCAGCCGGGCAGCGCCGTGCAAGAGGCCGCGGGCTGGGATGGCCCTTCTGTCAGCCGCTTCATGTCCGGGCAGCAGGGCGTCCCGATCGGCAAGATTGACGCCATCGTCAACGCCGCGGGATACGTGCTCGTCAGCCGCAAATACCTCGAAGCCATCGGCACGCTCGGGGAGGTCGGCATGCACTGCCACTGCGCCCGCGCCGGCGCAGGCGAGTGCGGCCCGGGCCGGCACCAAGGGCAGGATGTTGTCCACTTCAAGGGGCGCGCATGAGGATGGTCTGCCCGCACTGCGGCACCTGGGCGCGCTGCCGCGATTCGCTGCAGCTCACGGACACCTCTCGCCAGAGCACGCACCAATGCATGAACGTCGAGTGCGGGCATACCTTCGTCGCCGTCAGCACGATCAACCACACCCTCTCGCCCAGCGCCATGCCTAACCCGCGCGTGATCCTGCCTCTCTCGTCGCACATCCGGCGGCCCGTCCTGGCCCACCAGCTCGCCGCCATGCCCAGCGCTGAGCACCAGCCCACCAGCACCGCAGCGCGCGCCATGACGCGCGACCTGTTCGAGGCCCCGCCGCCCGCCGGCTAAGGCCCGCCCAACCCCCTTTCCCATCGCCCTTGCGGTGCCTGTTCGGAGGCACCGCGGGGGCAGCTCATCCCTACGTAATTGCAGGAGCTACGCCATGCCCGTCAATGCCCCCCGCAGGAGGCCCGCCACCTCGGCCCCCGCCAACCTGTATGACGCCGCACTCAAGGCCGAGGAATGCCGCCATACCGAGCGGCTGGCCGAACTCAAGCGCATCCGCTCGCGGCTCGCATTGCTGGAAGAGTTCATGCCGGCGTTGCACGCTGCCGGGGTATCTCTGCGCGTTGATGACCTGCAAGACTGGGGCGGTCAGCGCCTCTACATCGGTAACCCCGGCATGGACCCGGAGCGCAATGCCGTGGTGGAGCGTGTACTGCGCCAGCAGGGCATGAGTGAGGAATCGCTCACGCCCTGCACTTTGGGCGGCTACTCGGTCAACTTGGCAAAGGGCCGTTTGACGGTGTATGTCCACGTCGATGCGCACCGCATCAAGGCTGCGGAGGGCGGCAAATGCGTGTGATTGCTTGGCGCTGCGCGGTCCTGTCCGCGGTCTGTGGTGCCCTGGGAGCAGCGCTGGAAGGCCTGCCGCTCGTATGGCTGGGGTTGGCCCTTGCCGTGGTCGCGATCGCCGCCTACGCGGCCGCCTGGGGGCGTGCATGACGTTCCGCGTGACCCACATCGACATCAACCGCCGCCGCCGGCGCATGAACGTTCGCAACGTCAGCTCACGGGCTGCGGCGCTCGCGTGGGTTGAGCAGCTCTTTGGCGATGGCTGGTACGTCGCAGCGGTCCACGTCATCGAGGCCCGTTGATGCCTGCACCGTCCACCGGCGCAGCCGCCAAGGCTGCAGCGCGAGCGCCTGCGCGCCTCCTGCCTGGGGAGCGCGCGGCCCACCTCTCGCCCGTCGCGGCAGAGGCGTATCGCCGCATGTTCGTGGAGCTGCGGGGCGAGTTCATCCATCTGTCCAGCCGTGGCCGCTGGTCTGACGCGGAGAGTCGCGAATGGGCCGGCCTGAGCGAGGCGCACCGCATGGCGCTGCTCCTGCTCGGCGGCGTGGACGGCGACATCGTGGCCCTCGCCAACCGCGCATGGCTGGAGATCCCGGACCCCGAGCGCCAGGAAATCAAGACCCAGGCCCGATACCTGCGCGAGGCCTTCGGCCGCGTGTATTCCCTCGCCGCCAAGTTCTGAGGCCCGGACATGGCGACCATCCCGCGCACCCCGCCTACAGGCTCCCTCGCTGAGTGGAACCGCGACAAGCCCACTATGCGCAAGGCGCTCGGCCATGTCGAGCGCGTCATCCGGTGCGCCCCGCCGGGGTGGCAAGCGGCCATCCGCACGCGCCTGGGCAATCCCGGTGTGCCGCGCCTGGACGATATGCAGACTGACGAGGGGTTCCTCGCCTCCCCGCCCGAGTGGGCTGTAGCGTGGGACCTCATGCAGGCCGTCGCGGGCCACGAAGACCGCTTCGGCGCCGCGGCGCTGTGGGCGCTGCCGGATGAGGACATCCGCGACATGGCGAAAAAGCTCGCCGCGGAAGCGGAAGAGCTGGACGCCCTCTGCATCGGCCGAGGTGACAACCTCGCCGCGCGGGTGGACTCCATGCGCATGCTCGTGCGCTTCGTGGGCATCGCGGAAGACAAGCCAGTGGCCGGCCTGCCCGGAATCCTGCGCGCTCAGGATGCGGCATGGTGGCGCAAGCGCCTGCGCGTCCATGTGGCCCGCGTCGTCGAGGCCGGCGCCGTGGGCCTCTGCACGGTTCATGTGGGCACGGGCGGCTACATCAGCAACGACGGCCTACAGCGCCGGCAGGCGCAACTCAAGCGAAACGCTGAGGCCCTGCGCGGCTCGCTCTACCGGAACGAGGCCGGCCAGGTCTTCACCCTCCACGAGCTGGCCGCGCTGAGCACGGCAAACCCCATCGTTCGAGGTGGCGAGCTGATGACCAGAATCCGCGGCGCCGAGGAATACGCGGACGCCCGCGGGCACGTCGGCATCTTCGCGACGATGACGCTCCCGAGCCGGTTTCACCCGGTCAAGATGGGCAGTGGCGGCCGGCCGATACCCAACGCGAAGCACGCCGACGCGGTGCGCGCCGGGCTCTCTGTATCGCCGCGCGACGGGCAGCTCTGGCTCCGCGGCGCCTGGGCTCGCGTCCGGGCAGAAATGGCCCGTGAGGGCGTGCGCATGTACGGCCTCCGCGTCGCCGAGCCGCATCACGACTCCACTCCGCATTGGCACGCCCTTCTGTGGGCCGAGAGCGAAGACGAGGCGCAGGCGATCGAGGACTGCATCCGCGATCACTGGCTGCGCGATGCGGGCGACGAGCGCGGTGCGCAAGCCAACCGCGTGAACTTCAAGCGCATGACCAAAGGCGGCGCGGCTGGCTACGTCGCAAAGTACATCGCTAAGTCGGTCGGGCACCTCGCGCTCGCAGAGCACATGGACGTCGTGGACGGCCAGCAGATCGCCCTCGACTTCGGCGCCAGCGGCGCGGCGCCCGGCAAGCCCGGCAGCGGGCCAACGGCAACCGACCCGCAACCCGATGTCGCCGGCTACCGCCGCGTCGATGCCTGGGCCTCGCACTGGGGCATCCGGCAGTTTCAGGCGTTCGGGATGCCGTCGGTCACGGTGTGGCGCGAGCTGCGGCGCGTGTCGAAGGACCAGCTCGAACTATTCCAGCGCGAGGGCGACCGTGCCACCGTGCGCGCGGCCCAGGCAGTACACCGCAGCGGCACCCTCCGGGCCGACTGGCGTCTCTTCATGGAATGCATGGGCGGTCATGCCTTGAAGCGCGGCGAGTGGCACTTGCGCATCGCCCGCCGGCCCGTGTGGGCCGGGCAGGTCAACAGATACGGCGAAGAGGTCAAGGCCGGCCGCATCGTGGGCCTGGAGCCGCAGCACGGCCGCATGTGTGGCCGCTGGCTCGTGTCCCGCCGCATTGCCTGGGCCCCGGTGCTGAGCGAGGCCTCGGCCGCCGCCACGGCCGCGCCGCCAGCCGGTGCCCCCGCCGCGCCGCAGGCGCAGGGGGCCCGGCCTGCCGCGGCTCTGCCGCGGCCTTGGACTGGTTTCACTAACTGTACGGCCCGCCTCACCGGCGAGCTGCGGCGGGCCTTCCTCGGCCGCGGCCGACACGAAATCGAGGACTGGGCGACGCCCCAGGCCATCGAAATGGCAGCGAGGGCCCACGCATTCCGGCCAGCGCCTGCCGCCCACCACGCATTCCAACCCTGAACCGAGAGACGGAGGCCCACCCATGCCCGTGAAACGCACGATGCCCTCGACGGCCATCACTGACCCGAATTTCCGCTACCGCTCAGCGGCTGCGACCGATGTCCGGAAGACCTTCGACCGCTACCGCAAGGCCCAAGCCCGCGCCGCGGCGGATGCCATCACCGGGCAGCAGTCGGTGCTCGACCTGCCGCGGCAAGAGCGGCAGCTTCAGCGCAACGCGCAGGCGCTGGCCCTGGCCGCATCGCCTGATGAGGTGGTGACCTTGCGGGACGTGGCCGAGCGAAGCCGGAGCGAGGCCGCGCAGCTCGCGCTCGTCGGCCTGGAGCCTCGCCGCGCCGGGGGCCACCGGTGATCGCCCAGGCCGCCAGCGCCGCCACGGTGCCGCCGCTGCGCGCGTGTGCGCTCTGCATGCATGGCCGCCCCGTCGCCGGCGCGCTGCACTGCCACTGCCCCGCGGTGCGCAAGGTGTTCGGGCTCCAGCCTGCGAGCGCCATGCGCACCACCGCAGGCGCGTGCGGCCCAGGCGCCGCGCACATGGACATGCCCGCATGGCGATCGTGATGCGCGACACCTCTCTGGCCCAGGCACAGGAGCTGAGCGCCGAGCACGAGCACTGGAAGACGCCGGCGTGCGCCGAGGCGTGTGCCCACGGCTGGCCCAGCGGCCGGGATCTGCTCTGCCACTGCCCCGCCCTGGTGGCCCGCTTCGGGCTCCAGCGCGCAGGGGTGATGCGCTCCAACCACCACGCCTGCGGCGCCCTGACGCACTTCACGCAGCCGCCCAGCTACTCGATCAACTGAATGACCAACCCAACCGAAAAGCCATGAACGCTCCCTTCATCCTGGCCCTCACCGGCCGCCCCGACGTGGGCAAAGACACCATCGCCGACATCCTCGCCGGCCACGGATTCACGCGCATCGCCTTCGTGGAAGCGCTACGCGCCGAGGTTGCCGCGGCTTGGCGCGTGGACCCGCGCATGTTGACCGACCGGCCGACGAAGGAAAAGCCTCTGCCCGCCCTTGCCGTGGGAATGTGCAGTGAGCCCGGATTCAAGCACTGGATCGCAGCCGGCGGCGAGACGCTCACCGAGCCGCGCAGCCCGCGATGGGTGCTGCAGCGCTGGGGCACGTACCAGCGCCGCTACGTTCCCGGGTACTACGCCGCCATCGTCGAACGCGCAATCCGCCGGCAGATCGGCGCCGGCCGGGCCCGCATCGTCGTGACGGACCTACGCTACCCCGTCGAGGGAGCCACGATGCGCCGCCTTGGGGCCTTCATCGTGCGTGTGCACCGCCCCGACGCGACCCCGCTTGCTGCCGACACCGCCACGGACGAAAGCGAGCGCTACGCCGCCATCATCGAGGCCGACGCCGACATCGTGAACGACGGCTCCCTCCAGGCGCTTGCCGAAACGGTGCATGAAATCGTTCAGCGTCTCGAAGCCTGGGGGGTGGTGGCATGAGCGCCGGCATCGTCTCTGGCCGCCGTGCAGGAAAGACATTCGCCTCGGCGCTGGATGTCCTCATCGGCTATGCCGAGGGGCGCCTCTTCCACCTGAACGAGGGCATATGCCCTGACCACGTTCAGGGCTACGAAACGCGCGACCCCGACTGCGGCGTTTGCCAAGCGCTGAACATCATCACTGGCGCCCCTGGGCGCCACGCCGGCCCAGGGCTGGCGGTCGCCGCACCTGTTTCGGTGCCTGATCCCAGGACGCCGCACGAGAAGGCAGGGCCACGCCAGTTTCTGCCGCCTGTGGAGGCCTTCTATCAGGCGCTGCGCATGGCACAAACCGAGGCAATCCGCACCTCCCACTCGAAGCGCGAGGGCGACGCACTATTCGACGCCTCCATGCAGCGAGCGGCAGAGATCCTCCGCGAGTGCTACGAGCGCGCCCTCGAAGCCCACGGGGCGCGCGAGAAGGTGGAAATCGCGCTGCGCGCCGCCCGTGTGGAAGGCGGCGCAGCATGACCCGCACCAGCCAAGCAACGACGCGCCGAACGCGCGCCCAGTGCGCCGCGGCGCACCCGGTAGCCCGCGCCGTGGCTCGCGAGCAAATGCGCCTGCAGATGCTCGACTTCTCCATCGCCATCTACTGGCACGACGACGACGCCCCGGCCGCCGACCTCCTGGCGGACCTCGGGTGGATTCTGGCTGTCGGCGCCGAGGTAGCCGCGAACACCGAGTTCGGCTCGCCGCTCGCCCGCCGGCTGCACGGCGCGCTGTGCACCGTGCTGCGGCTGTGCGAGGGCGGCAACCGCTGGCGCACCGAGTTCGCGCCGGCGCTGCACCTCGCTGCGACCGAAGCACAAGCCCTGATCGCACGGCACGCCCTCACCTCCGCAGAGCTATGCGACACGGCGACCGGCCTTGCCGCATCCATCAAGGCCGGCGCGGCGCGGCCCGATTGGGTGGCCGGCCCCGAGCTGTACGCCGCCCACGCCTGCGCCCCGGCAGCCATATCCACGCCGGCGCCGCGCGCCGGCACCGAAACCCAAGCCGCCCAGGCGGCACAGAAAGCAACCGCATGAACCTCCTGCACCTCCCCGAAACGGTCCACCACTTCCACGTCTGCGGCGGCTCCGGCAGCGGCGCAGCCGGCATGAACGATGCCGACCCTTCCATCGGCCCCATCCGTGGGCGCATGGTCTGCGCCGGCGGCGTGGATGTTGACCCGAGCCGCTGCCGCGACTTCAAGATGATCACAGGCGTGGAGCAGAAGTGCCTCGACCTGTTCACGGTGGGCATGTACCAGCGCTTCCACGGCCGACTGCCGCCGGCCGGCTGGCGCGAGGCCACGCCCCAGGACTTCCGCGATGCGGCGCACGGCATCTTCCCCGACCTCGTGTTCTCGTCCTTTCCCTGCAAAGGGTTCTCCGGCTTGCTGAGCGCGCAGAAGGCCACCACCGACAAATACGCCGCGCTCAATGAGCTGGTCCCGCGCGGGATGATGCTCACGATGGAGGCCTTCGCGGACGATCTGCCCGGCCTCTTCGTGTTCGAGAACGTCCCGCGCGTGGCGTCCCGTGGCCGCCCGTTGCTCGACCTGGTGGACAAGCTCATGACGCACTACGGCTACGTCGGCGCCGAGACGGTCCACGACTGCGGCGAGCTGGGCGAGGGCCTGGCACAGAGTCGCCGACGCATGCTCAAGGTGTACCGCCACACCAAGAAGGTGCCGCCCTTCCTCTATGAGCCGCAGAAGCGCAAGCTCCACGCGGTCGGCGACGTGCTTCGGCACATGCCCTTGCCCGGCGATGAGGCAGGCGGCCCGATGCACCGCGTCCCAGCGCTGCAGTGGAAGACTTGGGTCCGCCTCGCGTTCGTCGAGGCCGGCAGCGACTGGCGCAGCTTGAACCGCCTCGCGATCGAGGACGGAAACCTGCGCGACTACCTGCTGCTCCCGCAGCTCCACGCCGGGGCGTGCGGCGCGGGCGCGGTGCCCGACCCGCGGTTCCAGCAGTCCGCCGCGTGGAAAGACGGTCAGGCCCTGGGCGTGCGGCAGTGGTCGGAGAACACCGGCACCATCGCCGGCCAAACCGGGCCGCTGCAAGGCGCCTACAGCGTCGCCGATCCGCGCCACCACGGCGCCCCGAAGCACTCGAACGAATACAGCATCGTCGCCTGGGATCGCGCCGCGCGTGCCGTCACCAGCGCCCACGGCACCGGGCAGGCTGTAGCCGATCCGCGCCGCGACGGCCCGGCCTTCGGGAAATATGGTGTCACGCCCTACGACTCGCCAGCAGGGACCGTGATCGCCGGCAGCACCACTGGACAAGGCGCGTTCGCCGTGGCCGATCCCAGGCCCGGCATGCGCCGCGTAAAGGGCGACGACTACCTGACGGGCGGGCACTACGGCGTGGTGCCCTGGGCGCATGCCTCGGGCGCCGTCAGCGCTTCGGCCTGCCACGACAACGGCCCGTGGAGCGTCGCGGACCCTCGCGCCGGCGCCTGCGCTGATGCTGAGGCCCCCGCCATGCCCCACCCTTCCGACAAGCTCGTATGCCGCATCACCTCGCTTGACGGCACATGGCACCGCCCGTTTACCACACTGGAACTCGCGGCCCTGCAGAGCCTGATCGACCCCGAAGCCTGGTTCGCCCCGGACGGCCCCGGCGGCCGTGGCGAGCACTTCGTTCTCGACGGCCGCAGCGACCAGAGCTGGCGCGAGGCCATCGGAAACGCCGTACCTCGCAAGGCGGCGAAAGCCATCGGCACGGTGATGGGGCAAACCATCCTCCTGGCCAGGGCCGGCGAAACCTTCGTGCTCGGCTCCACGCCGATATGGGTGCAGCCGCTGGCCGTGGCCCTGAGCGTCGATATCCCTGCCAACCGGAGCGCCCAATGAACGCTCTGACCCTCCCCCTGGAAGCGGAGTATTTCCGCGCGATTCTGGCCGGCGCGAAGCTGGAGGAATACCGCGAGTTCAACCCGTATTGGCGCCGGCGCATAGAGGGCCGCACTTTCGACGCCCTGGTCCTCACCCTCGGATATCCCAAGGCCGGCGACATGGCCCGCCGCATGGTGCTGCCGTGGCGGGGCTACAAGATCAAGCGCATCCAGCACGCGAAGTTCGGCGCTGATGCAGTCGAGGTCTTCGCGATTGACGTGTCCGCAGCTACGCGCACTGTCACCATTCCGGCCGTCGAGGACCACGACGGCCACGCGGCCATCCGCGTGACGCTGCCATGGCGGTGCCTCCACTGCCACGGCCCGCGCGGCGAGCCCGAACCGATCACGAGCTACGGCGGCAGCCGGCGCCTCACATGCCACGGCTGGACAAACCCCTGCGGCCACGTCGAAAGGTACAGCGACGTGCGCGCGGCGCTGGCCTCCCAGGCTCTGGCCGCGGGGCGCCAGCCGGCGGCGCAGCTCCGCTATCAGGAAGACACCTCGAAACAAGGGAGCGTCCGATGAGCGCCCCGCGTCAAAATGCAGAGTGGGGAATCACACGCCCGGCTCTCCGCTATCACGGCGGGAAGTTCCGCTTGGCGCCCTGGATCATTCAGCATTTCCCTCCGCACCGGGTGTACACCGAGGCGTTCGGCGGAGCGGCGTCGGTGCTCCTCCGAAAGCCGCGCGCCAACCTGGTGGAGGTTTACAACGATCTGGACCGGGAAATCGTGTCCCTCTTCGAGGTACTGCGGTGCCCCGTCAAGTCGGCCCGACTTGCCGAGCAGCTACAGCTAACACCGTTTGCCCGAGAAGAATTCAATTTGGCGTACCAGCCATGCGGGGATGTTGTCGAGCAGGCGCGGCGCACTGTCAGCCGCTCGTTCATGGGATTCGGCAGCGCTACGGCCAGCGGCGCCAAAAGTGGCTTCCGAGCAAATGGCAACCGGCAGACGACGCACCCGGCTCGCGACTGGGCCAACTACCCCGCCGCGGTGGCCTCCTTCTGCCAGCGCCTGCAGGGCGTGGTACTGGAGTGCCGTGATGCTGTGGAGCTGATGCTGCAGCACGATTCGCCACAGACCCTGCACTACTGCGACCCACCTTACGTGCATGACACGCGGTCAGATACGGCCACTCGGCCGGGCAAGGGATACCGCCATGAAATGAGCGACGAAGACCACCGAAAGCTAGCCAGTGCATTGCATGAGCTGCAAGGGATGGTGATCGTGTCTGGATACCCAAGCCCGCTGTACGACGAGCTGTACGACGGATGGAAAGTGAGCACGCGCGCAGCGCTGGCCGATGGCGCACGGGAGCGCACCGAGGTGCTATGGATGAACGCCGCCTGTACGCGTGCGTTGGAGCGAGCTGCCGGAGGGCTGTTTGCGCAGGACGCGACGTGCTGGGGATCCAAGGAATGACATATCCCACCATGGCGGCCCTGCCGCCCTACCTTACAGACGCCGAAGTCGGCGCAATGTGCGAGCCGCTGCGCCAGCCGGCAGCGCAGTGCCGCTACCTGAAAGAAACTTTAAAACTCATGATCGCAACGAAGCCAAACGGCCGCCCGCTCGTGCTGCGCACTGAGCTGGAGCGGGCGCTCGGCGCAGGCCGCTTACGCCAGCCTGCGAACGAGAACATGCTCACCGGGCCGAACGTGGCCGCGCTGCGGCAGCACCTCACCCACCGGAAGAACCATGCCGCGCGCGCGTAGCGGGGGCGATCCGCTGGGCCTCGCCGGCACCCGTCTCGCCTACCGGCACGGCGCCTTCTACTACCGGCACCGCGAGGGCGGACGGTGGGAGCGAATCGGCACGGACATCAACGTGGCGAAGGAGCGCGCAGCGCTCTACAACGACCCGGACGGCGTCTATGGAACTGTCGGGTACTGGCTCGACCGGTTCATCGTCAACTGCGAAGAGCGGGTAGCGGCGAAGACCCTCGCGCCCCGAACCCGCGACGACTACAAGAAGAACCTCATCCCCCTCAAGGCGTTCTTCGGCTCAATGCTGCCCGAGCACATCCAGCCGATCCACGTTCAGAGCTATATCGACATCGGGGCGGAGGCCGGCCGGGCCGTGCGGGCGAACCGGGAAATCGCCTGCCTGTCGTCGTGTCTGTCCTGGCTCATGCGCACCGGCCAAACCACCCTGCAGGTCAACCCCTGCATGCAGGCCAGTGGCACGAAAAAGAACTCTGAAAGCCAGCGCGAACGCTATGTCACGCACGAGGAATATCGGGAGGTGTTCGCCGCGGCGAACGCGCGAATCCGGCTGCTCATGGAACTCACGTACCGGACTCTCCAGCGGCCCGAAAGCGACATCATCAATTGGACCGCGGCAATTGCCGCCCGCGACCCGCACACGGGCTCGCGAATCTTGGAGTTCGTGCAGGCCAAGACGGGCAAGCGGGTTCGCATCGCCATGACCGAGCAAATCGAGCTGCTTCTGCTGCGAGCGGTCGGGGCAAATCCGAAGCCGGACCAGCCGCTCGTCCACACCCTGAAAGGCGAGGCTTACACCTACTCCGGCCTCCTGAGCATGCTCTCCCGCGCGATCGTCAAGGTGAACGAGGCGCGCGCCCGGAAAGGCCTGTCGCCCATCGCGCCGTTCGGCTTCCGGGACTTGAAGGGCAAGGGCGCCACGGACATGTGGCTCAACGACGTTCCCATCGAGCGAATCCAGCTCCTTTGCGGACACGCCGACAAGTCAACCACCGAGAAATACATCAAGGCCCGATGGCACGCCACGGCGCAGCCGAACGCGATTTCTTGGGCGTGA